CCCTGCAAACACTTTGATCCTACATGCAGGATTTAAAGTTGTCACTGCAATGGCAGGTACTACCACTGACTCTGCTATCCATGTCGGTATTACAGGAACAGATGTAGACATCTTTGCTGCATCATTTGACCTTGATGGTGCATCAGTAGGGGATCATACTCCTGCTATCACATCGTCAGGTGTATGTTCTAACTTACCTGTATTTACTGCATCAGCAGATACTATTGACGTAGAGATTCATGCGTCAGGTGGAACCATCACTGGTGGTATTATTCGTGTTTACGCAGTATGCGTATTGATGGATGATGTCTCACAGTCTGGCTCTGCTAACGAAGTGGATCGTGATCTACTCGCATAACTACTTTAGGGGCTGGCCCAGCGCTGGCCCCTTAAACAACTTACCAAGGATATTATAATGGCATATAATTATCTAGGTTTAGTCAACGATGTTAACAGAAGACTAAACGAAGTAGAACTTACATCTAGTAATTTTGACTCTGCCATTGGTGAATATGCAATGGTAAAAGATGCTATTAACTCATCTATAAGGTATATTAATCAACACGAATTTGGCTTTCCGTTTAATCACGACACAGAAACAAAAACACTTACACCAGGTGTTGTAAGATATTCAATACCTACAGATGCAAAGTCTGTGGATTACTCTACAGCTAGAATTAAAAAAGACACAGATTTAAACTCACTAGGCAATAGTTTAGATATACTAGACTACAAAGAATACATCTCAAGAGATTACGCAAACCAAGAGGATGACATTGTATCTACAACTGTCAACGCTTCCTCTGGTTTGTCTGCTTCTGTAACAACAATAACTGTTGCATCCACTACAGATTTTTCTTCAACAGGAACACTGCATATAGGCGGTGAGCAGATTACTTACACAGGTATATCTGGCAATGACTTTACAGGATGCACTAGAGGTGCTAACAGCACAACAGCAGCAGCTATAGCTAATAGCACAACAGTAACACAGTTTTCTGAGGGTGAATCTCCTAGAGCTATAGTAAGAACACCTGACAATAATTACTTACTGTACCCTTATCCTGACAAACAATATGTCTTACAGTTTGACTACTTCAAGCTACCAACTGATTTATCTTCTGCAACAGATGTACCTAGTTTACCTGTGCAGTTTAGATACGTAATCGTTGATGGTGCAATGTACACAAGTTATATGTTTAGAGGTGAAACACAAGAAGCTCTTGTTCTAAAAGAAGCATTTGAGGATGGCATTAAACATATGCGTACTCTTTACATAAACAGATACGACTACATTAGGTCAAGTGTTGTTAATGTTAGAACTCTAAATACAAAGATGTTACCTAGCAGGGTTTTGTAAAACATGCCAACTAAAAGACAAACATTTCCTGTTGAGATTAAAGGAGGGCTTGTAACAAACCTTAGTCCCTTGCAGCAGGGTCTTAACATGCCTGGCTCTGCAATTAGACTAACAAACTTTGAGCCTTCTATTGTAGGTGGATACAGACGAATACTTGGGTTCTCTAAGTTTGATCCAAACAAAATACCACCTTATGGACTAGCAGTTGTTAATGGTGCAAGTCAAACAGGCACAACGCTAAATGTTTCAAGAACGCACACTACTCCTGTTGTAGGAGATACATTTACAGTAGCAGGAATAGATGGAACATACACTATAGGTGCTGTTAGTTTTAACGCTACTAATAACACAACAGCACTTACTATAAGTCCTGCATTAGATTCTAGTCCTGCAAATGCAGCAGCTTTAACATTTAAGACATACGCTACCGCATACAAAACACAAGGTGTAGAAGTTTTTGGTGATGATGTTTTAGTTGCACTAAACTCAGACTTATATAAAACATCAGGTGATGGCTTTACTAAAATTAACGTCCCTGCATATGGCACTGTATTAGTAAACGGTGGGTCTAACTCAGGTGGTAACTTAGCTGTAGATGGATTGACTGTAGCACCACAAGCAGGTGATATATTTACAGTAGCTGGTCTTGACAAAGTATACACTGTTACTTCTGCTGCAGGAGGCACTGGTGGTCAAACCTTAGCTATAGCTCCTAATCTAGCTTCTACTCCTGCTGATAATGCTGCTGTAACATTTATTAGTTTAAATAGAGAGGGTGCAGGAAAGACACGCTTTGCAGAATATAACTTCACAGGAACACGTAAAGTTGCAATAGTTGATGCAGCTAATCCACCTGCACTATATAATGGCACTAGTTTTGTAGAACTAACAGGAGCACCCTCAGATGTTATATCTGCAACACATGTAACTAGTTTTAAAACACACTTATTTTTTGGTAAAAATGATGTGGTTACATTTACAGGCCCATTATTAGATAACGATTTTACTTCTGGAAATGGTGCTGGTAGCTTTAGAGTTGGTGGTAATGTTACAGGTCTAATAGTATTTAGAGAATCTCTTATAATATTCACAGACAAGACTATACAACAAATATCTGGTAGCACACTGTCTGACTTTGTATTAAAACCTATAAGTGAAGATATTGGTTGTATTGATGGTGATAGCATACAAGAGATAGGTGGGGATGTTATGTTTCTCACTGCTGATGGTTTAAGGCTCTTAGGTGCTACTGATCGTATTGGTGACTTTGGTTTAGGTATTGTTTCTAAATCTATACAGAGCACACTAGGAGATTTTATTAGAACAGGTAACTCTTTTTCTAGTTTAGTTGTTAGAGCTAAGTCGCAATACAGATTGTTTTCTTATGTTGCAGGACAGCAAGACGATGCAGCAAAAGGAGTAGTTGCTACACAGTTTTCGCCACAGGGAGGTGCAGACTTTCAGTTTGCAGAGATACGAGGTATAAGAGTTTTCTCTGCTAATAGTAAGATGGTAGGGGCAACTGAAAAAATATTATTCTCTTCAGATAATGGTTTTCTTTATCAGATGGAAGACGGTAATAGCTTTGATGGCTCTAATATAGAAGCAGAATATCTATCTCCGTTTTTACCACTAAACGACCCAAGAGTGCGTAAAACAATTTACAAAGCTAACTTGTTTACAGATCCACAAGGGGCAGTTAATTTTAAGTTTAATTTAAAGTTTGACTTTGACGAATTAAATTCTGTGCAACCTGCAGCTATTGACTTTACAAACACAGTATCACAGATAGCTTTCTTTGGTGTACAAACATACGCCAAGTTTGCAACAACAGGATCAGGATCTAGCGGTGCAACAAGTATAACTGTAGCAGCTAATACTAATATGGAAGTAGGAGATAGTATTGCTGGCACAGGCATACCAAGCGGAACTACTATAACTAATATAGATAGTACAACAATAACTATAAGTAACGCCTTGACAGAAACAATAAGTAGTGTTAGAATAACAAACGCAGGTTCTACTTTCGGAGGTAAAGTTCAGAACTTATTTAACACTCAAACAGTAGGCACAGGATTTACAACAGCAATTCAATTTAGAAGTGACAGTCAAGACCCACCTTTTTCACTTGACACGGTGACATTAGAGTACGGCACAAACACAAGAAGGTAGTACAATGGGAACAGGTTACACAAGAAACGATACAGACAATAACATTGCTGATGGTAACGTTATTAACGCAGCAGACTTTGATGGAGAGTTTGATGCAATTGTAACAGCTTTCTCTACCAGTGGACACACACACGATGGCACATCTGCAGAGGGTGGGCCTGTTACTGTATTAGGCCCAGCGCAAGACTTCGTTGTTAGCGCTACAACAGTTACTCCTAAAACAACTAATACATTAGACTTAGGTACTTCTTCTCTATTATTTAAAGATGCTTTTTTTGACGGTGCACTTACAACAGGAACTATTGTAATTGATGATGCAGGTTCCATTGGTTCTGCTAGTGATACAAACGCTATAACTATATCAAGCGGTGGTGTCGTTGCGGTAACAGCTACTACGGCAAGCTCTAGTGCTACTACAGGTGCTTTAACTGTAGCAGGTGGCGCAGGTGTAGCTGCTGACTTATCAGTAGGAGATGACCTCAGACTTATATCAGATAGCTCTGTCCTTTCGTTTGGTGCTGACAGCGATGTTACACTAACGCATGTTGCAGATACAGGTTTACTTCTTAATAGCACAATGGCGTTGCAGTTCAATGATGCCTCTCAGTTTATTAACGCCCCTAGTGCTACA